ATGCCCAAACGTGCGCGATCTGGCGCATACAAGAAGAGTGGTGTGACCATTAACCTAGGTGCCGCTGCTACTAAAGGAAAACGCAAGTACAAGAAGTCCTCCAAGTATCCTCGTGCTCAGTACGGCCGCCAATTCATCCCTACGGGAACCTTTATTAACGAAGCAGGTTCAAATTGGCGAAACGCTAACGACGAACAACGAGCTTGGCGTGCACGAAATAACTACTACGGCACAGGTGCCTACGGCTTAAAAGACCTTTGGAAAGGAGCCAAAGGCTTAGTTAAGCAACACGGCGGCAAAGCGCTTTCCTTCTTAGGTGGAAGAATGGGAGGAGCTTCAGGCGCTGCAGCTGGTGGTGCCATCGGAAAAGCCTTCGGTTTAGGACGATACGACATGGGTGGCGTAGGTGCTTACGGTGATGTAGACAGCAACGACTTGGTACATGGAGGCTCCGATGATTCCATGGCCATCGCTCAAGTAAACCCTAGCATGGAAGATGATTCCGGAGACGTGATCATGTCACACTCCGAATTCATTGGAAACGTCGTTGCAACCGCTTCTATTCCCGGAGGCGCGGCTCCGTTCCAGCAGTATACTGCTCAATCAACGTTCTCCAACACTGTCTATCCAATTAACCCTGGGTTGCAATCGTCATTTCCCTTCCTCTGCCAACTCGCACAAAACTACACCATGTACAAGTTAGAAGGAATCATCTACCAGTATAAACCCTTGAGCGGCGAAGGCGGTGGTGCTACTAACGCCTTAGGCAAAATAATTATGGCTACCGACTACGACCCGATGGCTGTTCCATTCATCAATTCGGTGCAAATGGAGAACTACCAGTATTCTCAATCTTGCAAACCAAGCTTAGCGGCACGCCACGGAGTAGAAACAGCAAGTTCCCAAGGGATTACAGAAATGAAATATGTACGAACTGGGACCAGCAACAGAGACAAGTCATTCACAGATTATGGCCTCTTCCAACTTGCAACCGAAGGAATCCCCGTTACAGGCCTGCAAACCGCAGACCCCCAAATTATGACAAACAACATCGGTGAACTCTGGGTTTCATACAAAGTGCGTCTATCGCGCGCCAACCTGTACTCTTCACTGTTAGGATACAACATCCGAAATGACATCTTCAACATCATCATTCCCAGTACCGCAAACCTTAGCGTGCCGCTCCATATCACTGAAGCAAAGCATACCAATAACATCGGCTGCCTAGTTAAATTCCGAACAGGCGGAACGGATGCAGTAAGTGGAAAAGTGTATCCGGACGCCTTCTGCGTCGAATTTCCTGCAAGCCAAATTCTCGGCGTCTACAAGATTACAGTAATGCAAACAGCGACTCAAGCGGATCCTACAGCAAACACGTTTAGATCATGGGTACCCTTAGGAACACCAAATGACCTCCAAACCCAAGACGAAAAAACGCAATGGGGTTGCCCCTTCACAGCTAGTCCAAATATTTTAGCCGAACCGCGTACGATTCCAAAAGTAGACCTTGTAACAGGTTTACCAGTTATGCTGGGCCTCGCCAGCTGCAAACGCTACTGCTACTTTACGATGGAACCACAAGACCTAACATTGCCGTCGCAGAACCATACTACAACGTATTTCGCCATAAACTCTCCTACAACGACTATCGCTCGCCTCGCGTTCGGGCTCTACAACTTCTCAACATCTTCGCCGTACGACCTAATGTCCGTAGCTAGCGGCTCAATGCAGACAAACCCATGCGGTTTCATAATCTCAATCGAACAAGTAAATGCAGAAATTTCCAATGCTTAGGTTTATTAGTCGTGTCCTCACGGACCCACCTCCCATAAATAAAAAAAATTACAAAATATTAAGGGGGATATTATTAAGGTTCTCTTCCGAAAACACATCAAGGGGACGATCTTGCCACTTCACCCCGTCATTCCAGTTAAAAACCCGAAAACGGTTGAGAATCGGCCCAAGGATCTCCGGACCCATGTCCCCAAAAAGGTCCTGAATCGACCAATTCGAGGTCACCACGAACCACTTCAAATGGACTTGGCATGTCCCATAGAGAATACGTCCCTGGAAACGTTGGTGGTCGCACCAAAACTTGAACAGATGACCGAGGGAGTGGGCGTCCTGCTTCGAAAAGTCGTCTAACAAGGCGACTTCCTCGTTGTTGTAGTCGTTCCACTGCTGGTCGTGTGCCTTCATATAAAGATTGGGCCACTGCCGACGCACAGCAGAGGTTTTTCCAACTCCACTCGCTGTAGAGTATATCCAAATCCCCCGGTGCTCGTGCTTGTTCTCGAAAACAGAGGCGTTCGACCCGTACTTTCGCGCAATGTACTCCAGATTTTTGACCTGAGTCACAAAAAAACGTGGGTCTTCCTGCATTAGTCCTTCAAAATCACCCTTGCGGGCAAGTGTAAGCATAGTGGTCCACTTAGCTTTACAACCTTGACCACCGGTCAAAGGTAAAGAACCAAATGAGGAAAAGAAAGGATTACGGACGTTACCTTTCTTATCACACTCACCAGAACAGTAATCATCGTTCTCCTTCGGGGTACCCGACGATGGAATATAAGAGAGCTGCGGGTAAGCCTTCACGAGAGCGGTCTTGCGACGCTTCTCTGCAAACACCAAGTACATTTGAAGGTGACGTGTACCAGTAGTGGGGGCAACCTCCTTGCCCGCACAGACGTACGAAAGGATATGTCCCTTCGACGCAAAGTGGTCAGCAAAGTGCTGAGCCACACGTTCTTTAAACTGGTCCTCGGTATACAAGTCCCAGGCAACAGGATAGTTGTTAAACGTAACAGTCCAATGCTTGGATAACACGCCTTGCTTCGACGGCGCAGAAGCCTTCGGCACAACAACATCGTCGTCCACGGGGGGAACAACGACCGGTTGAGAACGTTGTGATCCCGGAGACTCCGAGATCACGGCACGCTTACGCTTAGCCTTGGAACGTTGCTTCGCACGTCCACGAGTAGGGGGTTCCTCCTCGTCTTCTTCAGCAAACAAACGACGAGTCGCCTCAAAATGGTCCATAGCATCAGAATCTTCGCCTTCCGACGCTAGGAACTCGTTGTCACTCGTAGTAGGCTCCTCTTCGTCACTACGAGGTTCATCACAGTCAATAGCATGCCCTTTGGGCTCCTTTTCGGTTGCTTGAGACATGCTAATTGCTGTAAAACTCAAAGAGAAATTATGAGCTTTTTTCTAAAAAAATCTCCGCTGAACAAAATCTAAAAAAAGGGTGTGTGAGGTGCAAAACTGACAACCACAATTTATATCTAAAAATAGAATGACGTCATAAGAGCCCTCCAAGAACTCCTAAAGAGAACTCCATATAACACCCTAAAGAGGACTCCGCGTAGTCCTCCAATATCGTAGATCAGTGATAGATCACAGATCAACGCATTGGCCGCCATAGGCTAAAGTCTTCCCATCCGACGGCCACTCGCAAGCTCGCCTCCCGCAGACGGCCAATGGTCTCCTCCTTTTCTTCCTCCTCCCCTGAGTGAAACTGGTCCACACATACCACGCAGCTCTGGCGCTTCGCGCCATCGCGACGGAGCGCTCCGCGCTCCGATTTCTTCCATAGAGCGCTCCGCGCTCCCCTATAGATCATAGATCAACGGGTGGGGGTAATATCGACCCCACCCTAATGATCTCCGGACGTCCGGAATTTAAAAAAATTTTTAACAAGTCTTATGAGCGAGTCCTCACGGACCCACTTTTTCATTTTCTAATGGCGGTAGAGACAACTGCTACTATCATTTTGGTAGCTCTTACTTTCGTTTCGGGCCTTATACAACACTTCCGCATTAACCGTTGCAGTTCTATCTGTTGTGACAGCGACTGCCAAAAGGTTAAAACGCCTGACCAAATAGATACACCAACCTTTATCGCTCCGCTCAAAAGGCAACTTGAGAACTTAGTGCACGAACAACAATTAGCAAGTCATGCCTCCAGTCAAGTCTGAAAAAAAAGCTGAACGTTTCGAATTCAAGATAGTATCTACAGAAAAACTTGGTACACCAATCGATGTCGGGCCTGATTGGAAGTGGATGCTTACCTCCAAATGGCAAAAATTAAATGAAAATGGCATATCAGCTTTACTTACGTTGCAAGATAAAGAATCAAATGGAACAATTGATTGGTGGCGAGCTCCTTATGCCAAAACTTCAGGACACGACGGACATTACAATGGTCAAATGGTGGACATTAAACCTGGATCAAGCCTAAAAGGAAAAATAGATGCAACAAAGTATCAAGTACAATTTTGCAAATTTTTCATTGACGCTTACAAAGTACCAGCAAAGCAAAACAAATATCAACTCGTAAAGTTATACGTAGATGACAAACCGGGTCCTAAATCAACAAAATACGAGTAGATCAAAAGATCAACTTATAGATCAAAGTTCAATAAATTTTTGTCAACAATTTTTTAGGTTGGGTTCGGACCAGGGAAAAATACTGTCATTTTTTACTACCCTTTCACCTTACCCTAAAACCCTAAAACCCTAAACCTAATTCTCCGCTACGCTCGCTGATTCATTATTGAAGTCAACCGCAGGTCCCTAATTCGTTAACCGCAGGACCCTAATTCGATATGCCCAAACGTGCGCGATCTGGCGCATACAAGAAGAGTGGTGTGACCATTAACCTAGGTGCCGCTGCTACTAAAGGAAAACGCAAGTACAAGAAGTCCTCCAAATATCCTCGTGCTCAGTACGGCCGCCAATTCATCCCTACGGGAACCTTTATT